ACGCTTATAATTCGATGCCGGTAAGGTCGTACCATAAAACACTTGGGCTATACGTGTGAGATTGACTGAACGAACCTTTACCAGTGCTAGAATAAATTGGGCTAGCAAGGTGACTCGGGCTTGATGCCAACCAAAAACCCCTTTAAGCTCTTTGGTGAGTGAATTGATCTCTTTCATTGTTTTACAATTCTTCATGGTTTCGCAGCCTGAATTGTAATACCAATGAGGGATTAATTCACTTCTAACTAGTTGATTTTTCTCATTTATTCAGCTTTTTGTCCTGTACATAGACCATTACTTTAAAAAACAACTTGATAAACTAGATGAACCAGTTTAGATCAGCTCAAACAATAAGGGCGCAAAATCTGCGCCCCCCTTACGGGTCCCTTCTGACACTTTTATTACAACACGCTGGTCCAATCCCCGCGATAAACGCAAAAATTTCGGCCTAATAGGCCGCACCACCATATACCCTTTTCATTAATAAAAACAGAGACTTAAAGGTGCGATATCTGAGGCGAACAGGATGACTTCTCCTTTGATTGAAAAATGGAGTATTAGCCAAATGGCACAGCTCTTTAATATGTGCCGCAAAACCGTTTCAAAGCGACTGAAAGAGATGGAAATTAAACCGGTTGGTAAACTGAAAGGCTATGATGTGTATGCGTCTGACCAGGTTGGGCCTGCGCTATTTGGTAGTACTGAACTCTCTGATCTGCATGACCCAAAAAAAATGAAGCCTAAGGATCGTAAAGACTGGTTTCAGGCGGAGAATGAGCGGCTTAATTTTGAGCTGCGTGAAAGCCAGCTCTGTGAGGCAGAAGACGTACGACGTACACTGAACACAGTTGTTCAAGTCCTGATTCAGGCCTGTGGAACCCTACCAGATCACTTGGAACGCAAATGTGCCTTACCTCCTAAAGCCTTAACAGCCGTTGAAAATGTTGTGAATGATGTACGGCAGTCGTTGTATCACCAGTTAAAACATGCATTGCGAAACGAATAATATTGCCGATGATGTTGCTGAAATTATCAAACCACCCAGCAGGTTATCCGTTAGTGAGGCGGTTAAACAAACCTTAAGAGTTCCCAAAAATAACGGCAATGGGAGTGATCCATGGTCCCCGGAAATCACCCCTTATATCATCGAGCCACTGGATTGTTTAAACAGTCGTGAGTATACCGCTGTCTTTTTTGTCGGTCCGGCACGTACGGGTAAAACCCTGGCGTTTGGTGAAGGCTGGTTAAGCTACGTTATCGCTCATAATCCGGGCGATATGCTGATTGTGCAAATTGCCCAGGAAAAAGCACAAGAGTACTCCAAAAAGCGGGTAGATAGGGCAATTAACTGTAGCCCTGAGTTAGCGAAACGTTTGTCACCACGATCTCATGACAACAATGTCCACGATAAAATATTTCGGGCGGGTAATTATTTAAAAATCGGTTGGCCTACTAAAAACATCTTATCCAGCTCAGACTATAAGTATGTTTTTCTTACCGATTATGATCGCTTAAAAGTCGATATTGATACCGAAGGCGATCCGTTTACCCTCGCCAAAAAGCGCACCACAACCTTTATGTCGAGTGGGATGACCGTAGTCGAGTCGTCTCCAGGTAAACCCATAATTGATTTACGTTGGGAGGCAAATACCCCTCATGAAGCACCACCTTGCCAAGGCATTTTAGGGTTATATAACCAGGGGGATCGAAGACGTTTATATTGGCCCTGTCCACACTGTCAGGAATGGTTTCAACCCATCTTTGAACGATTGCATTGGGAAAAGCACACTGACCCAGTTAAGGCTTCTGAAAGTGTTTATATGCGCTGTCCTCATTGTCAGCTGCGTATTGAACCAAGCCAAAAAGATGAGCTTAACAATCAGTGCCGTTGGTTGGCTGAAGGTCAGCAGTTAACTGCGGCAGGTGAGGTCATTGGGGAAAAACGACAATCGCGGTATGCCAGCTTTTGGATGGAAGGCCCAGCAGCAGGGTACCAAACCTGGCAAGAATTGTTGTATACCTACTTGTTAGCGGAACAGCATTATGAACAAACAGGAAGTCAGGAAAAGTTTAAATCAGTATTTAATATCGATTTAGGCCGCCCTTACTTCCCGATTCTTAATGAGTATCAGCGTACCGCCAAAGGCTTAAAAGCACGAGCAGAACCCTTAACAAAACGCACGATACCTCATGGTGTCCGGTTCTTAACCGCTGCCATCGATGTGCAAGCCGGTAGTCGTCGCCGGTTTGTGGTACAGGTAGAAGGCTGGGGAGAAGGGTTAGAGCGATGGCTCATTGATCGCTTAGCGTTACGGTATTCCCCGTATCGCATTGATGAAGATGATGAACGTTTACCGATTCATCCTGGTGCTTATGCCGAGGACTGGGATGTATTGCTGGATAAGGTATTGAATAAAGCCTATACCTTAGCTGACGGCTCTGGTCGGGTAATGGGTATACGCATGGTGGCGTGTGATTCCGGTGGTGAGGATGGCGTGACGGATAATGCTTATGCCTTTTACCGCAAAGTCAAAAAACAAGGTTTGCAGCACCGCTTTATGCTGATTAAAGGTGACCGCCATACTCAGCAAAAAATGCGAGAAACCTTTCCGGATAATACCCATAATTCGCAGCGTAAAGCCAAAATCTATGGTGATATTCCGTTACAGCTATTGAACACCAATTTATTCAAAGACGCGTTAAATAATGTATTGGATCGAGACATACCCGGTCCAAAATATTTTCATTTTCCGGATTGGCTACCCTTAAGCTTTTATGAAGAACTCACGGCTGAAACTCGTAACGCTGAGGGGAAATGGGAATCTTTGGGTGGACCCAATGAAGCCTGGGACTTGTCCGTTTATAACAGCGCCTGTGTCCACAAACTGCAGGCTGAAACTATTAACTGGGCTAACCCGCCCGCTTGGGCGCAGCCATGGGATGAAAACACGTTGGTTTTTGATCCTGAAGTGACCAATCTTAATGAAGCCTCAAAGCCAAAACCATTAGATTTATCAGCATTAGGGAGAGCCCTTGGATGAATACCGAGCAACGTTTATTGGAAGCACGACAAGCCTTGCATCAACTGAAAACAGGAGAATTAAGGGCATCCATCCGTGATGCGGATGGGGCGATGGTGACCTACCATAAACCTGAGGATTTAAAGCATTATATTCACCAGCTCGAAGCCGAAATTAATCAGTCCAAACAGCGTCGCGCTTTTAAGTTTATTTTTTGATAGGTAATAATCGTGTTATTTTGCGAAAAAATTTAACGATATTGATACATATAAAAAAATAATTAGAAAAAGAATATAATTTAAAAACTATTTTTACTAATCAAGGCACTGATTTAAAAGAAAATCCCAATGACCTCCCATCTCAACACATGTATCAATATGTAATTGGCTTGAGTCAAAATCAAACAGCCAAAAAATAAATCCAGATGCTGTTAACACAGTTAATAAAATAACACTTAATAATATGCTGCTTAGTACTAATAATATCTTTTTATTACTTGCACCCACGATCTAATTAATCCTTATTTAATTTTCAATATATTACCATGTCATGTCTCATTGACACCACAGGCAATCCATTAACCATGGAATTACAGCCGCTATCTACACAATCTGTCCAACAAAGTATGGATTTTTGGCAACCCGCTTTATTATCCATTGATCGTGAACACCTGCCAGAAATGCCCCTGCTTAATAGCCGGGCTAGGGATATTAAACGTACCCATGGTTATGCGAATGGTGCGGAACAAATTTATGTGGATAATATTGTCGGCCATCAGTTTCGCTTATCCGCCAAGCCGAATTATAAAGTGCTTGGTTTGGATGCAGAAAAAGCCAGCCTCTGGGCCAAGGATGTTGAAGCGCGTTTTACGGATTGGGCGGAAGATCCGGACTGTTGGATTGATGCGGAAGAAAAGCGTACGCTGACCATGATGGCACGGGAGTCTGTACGACACTATGCCAGCCAAGGGGAGATATTAGCATCAGCGGAATGGCGGCGAGCTTCCAATAATCACCGACCACAGACTTGCATTAAATTAATCGACAGTGAACGCTTAAGTAATCCGTTTGAACAAGCCGATACTCAACGCTTAAGAGCCGGTGTTGAATTAGGTCCACGTGGCCAGGCAATGGCCTATCATATTCGTTGCGCCCATCCAGGGGATGTCGATTTAGCGTTGGATGCCTATATCTGGAAAAAGATCAAACGGCGTAAGCCGTGGGGTAGATTGCAAATCCTGCATGTGTTTGAGCCTGAACGTCCGGACCAAACACGGGGCATTAATGTCTTTGTCAGCACTTTGCGCAACCTAAAAATGCTGGAGCAATTCCAGGATGCTACGCTGCAAAATGCCATCGTGAATGCCATGTATGCAGCGGTGATTCAATCAGAGTTTGATCCTCAAACGGTGCTGACGGCCCTGGGTGGCGGCGAGCCAAATAATAGTAACCAAAATACGCTGAACAGTTATATGCAAGCGGTACAAAGTTATCATCAAGGGGCCAATAATATTCGTTATACTCGATTCCGGAGTTTTTAATACTTGACTAGCTGGGTAAGATGGTTCTGAGAAGACTGGACTACAGCCAGGGCTCCTTTTCTTCGCCTTGCAAAGAACGATCAACACCCCGACTGCAGACCAGTTGTGTAGTAATATACCGCTTCTGTCTATCAATAGCGACTACTAGACGACGGTTTGTGATTATTAACCCTACACCACATGTAAAGAAGTTTGTTCAAGATATCAGCGGTGTTTTAGCCGCTTCTCAGCAATCTGCTGCATTCACTCATGCACAATGCCTGTG